ATGATTAAAAAGAACTCCATTATAGGCTGGGCCAGCCTTATTATACTGTCCATAGTTTACTATCTGTATGTTTACAAAAGCAGCATCTCATCTGATCAAGCTGCTTTCTTTCTTGAAGCTAAAGATTTGGCTTCTGGAAACATAACATTAAATGGATGGAATCTATCAACGGTGAATTTTTATTTCACTGAGATGGTTCCATTTGCCATTGCAATAAGAATGCTAGGATCTCACACAAATCTTTTATACCTGCTACCTGCGGTTTATTATTCAATCGTAATCTTGATATCTTTGGCCTTAACAAAGAAAAATGGGTATGGCTTCCTAGTTTTAGCCATTTTCCTGATGCCGTCCAAGTTCTTAGCCCCCGCTCTTATCAGTGCATGTTTTCACATAGGTGCTTTAATCGTTGGGCTATATACCCTCCATGCCTTGAATCAAAAAACATCAACCTTAAAATACTCTATAATTTTAATACTAAATGCTCTTGCATTGTTCAGTGACAACCTTTTTTTCTATTTTATAACAGCTCCAATTTTTGTGATATTTATCATTTCGCTTACACTACTAAAAGAGAAAAATAATTATCACTGGCTTGGAATAGTTATCATCCCAATAGTTATAAGTGGCGCCATTAAGTTATTGGTAAGCTATATACCTCACTTTGATATAGGAGGCATAAACCCTCCTGAATTTGTAACTTTCGATGGCATAGCCCATAACTTATACTTATTTTCATATGGAACGATAAAAGCCTTTGGTGCCGACTTCTTTGGCAAACCGATCTCTGATCTCCTTAACTTAAAGAACTTTGTTCGATTTGCATGCATAATAAGCATTGTAATATTCGCATATAAATATATAAACAAAAACTGGAGGTCGTATTTTTTAGACCGCGTATTAGTAGCGTCATTCGCCTTACTTTGTACCGCCTTCCTGTTAAGTAATATGCCAATAGATATGGCATCCACGAGGTATTTAATCCCGGCTTACTTTACCATATTCATCTTCATAGGTAGAAATATGGATATTAACCATAAAAGCATTTACCTTGTGATTATACCCTCACTAGTTATCATGGCATTAAACTTTACAGACTGGAAGCAAACATATCGTGACTCGAGTTATGTTAAGGTAGCTAAGTTTTTAGATAAAAATAATTTGGGGTCAGGTTATGGAAGTTTCTGGTACGCCACTTCAATTGCCATACATACTAAGAATGACATTAATATCGGAGGGACATTAATAGACACTCCTAAGTTAAGACTTAAACCATACGCATGGCTTTCTCGCCAGGATTGGTATAGTGTAAAATCAAGTTATTATATAGCTAAGGATGAAAGTGAAGTAAAAAGCATGGCAGAAATCTTTGGCAATGATTTCAAAATTGAAAACATATCAGGAGTGCTGATCATGTTATATCCCGACAAAAGAATATTTACCAATGGAGAAGTTAAACCTTTATGACCCAAATTGGATAAAGCCCCGCATGGGGCTTTTTTTTCAATTAAGGTTTAGTTGGCCATGTAATATTTGGAGCGATTGACGTATCAATCCTGTTCAGTAAAACCCGGTATTTTTTCCACGCTGTTAGTTGTGTTTTCTCATTATCAGTAGCTTCTTCAAGATCAACCGCATCCTGTAGGGGTGCAATTGCCACAGTGGCCTCTGCCATTAGTGACGATTTCTGGTTATCAGCAATCTCAACCATCTGCGCTGTCGTGAGTGGCGGGGCGTCATTAGCAACCGGGATCCCATCATTACCTGCAGCGATGACTTTACCGTCAGATTGTTGCTTCAGAAGTTCTAGCCACGCCTCATGCGTGATTTCCACTGCATCCTCAGGTATTGAAGTTCCATTAATATCGATTGAATAAAACGCATTGACGCTGGGGGAATAATATTTAGTCATTTTAGTTTCCTATTGCGAAATAACGGAAAGATAAGTTCCCAATGTTAGAACCAGCAACACCTACTTTGAGTTGCGATAATGGGGCTGTTCCAGTCTGGAAGTTAAGATAAATAGTATTGCCAGCTGTAGTTCCCCCCGATAGGTCTCGGGGCACCGCAACCGCCTGGAAGAAGTTGTTCGGAAACGCCACCGGATAATTGACATTCAGCGCGCCATTGGCTCCGCCTCCACCCGCGATAGATGCAGAGCCCCACTGAAGAATTACACCATTCGGAAACTTCATATAGCCAGCATCACCTGATAGAAGCGTAAATTGACCAAGGTTAACGGCCTGATTTGACTGTGTGGCGGGAGCTACCTGCTGTGGGCCGGCTGTGTTTTGTGACATAAGCAGAAACGAGCTTTTAGATGCTGACCATACAACTCGTATTACGCCTTTGGCTGCACCGATCTCACCTCCCTGCAATGAACCGGCCGGACCAATTACAGGATATGCAGGCAGCGCATTAATCTTGAGTGTGACTGCGCCTGTATTTACTGCAGCGCATGCTATCTCAAAGACCTGCCCATCAGAAAGAGCCGTAATGGCTGGTGATGGCGCAATAATAATCGCATTCGCCGATCCTGTGTCAGTGTAGAAAGTCTGGTTTGAAATCCGGGGAAGCTGTTTTAAAGCCGAAAGCAATTGGTTACGCGTTCCCTTAGCCAGGTTAACCCCAGCCCCTTCGATAACGTTGCATATCTCTTCTTGCAGATCATCAAAGTAATCAGCGTCAAGTGCCGTTGCCAGTTCTCCGGTCTGCGGATTACCACCTGTGAAACCATTCTTCCCCGCACCAAATTTGTCTTTCTGGGCTGTTGATGTGTCAATGCGATGCATGCTTACTCCGTGTATCTGAAAATTACGTAAGTGTGTGACGGTGCCAGCTTCTCAAGAACGCATTCGGCAATAGTGTCACCCCATGTTCTGAGGCTGTCGGTGCAGTTACTGATCGCTGTCATAGGGGTAGTCTGTGTGGCCACTGGCATATTGACCTGCCAGTAGTAACGCCAGTCGTCGCTATAAAGAGAGTCTGTACAGTCAGAGAGGCAGGTGAACTGGCTCTTGTTGTAACGGGTAATAGTCACCCCGGTATAGCCAAGCGCTTCAAGCTGCCCGAGATAAAAAGCCTCGTTGATACCGCCTGGCAGATTCAGTTTTGCATCCAAACGCTGGCGACGCTGCTGAAGTGTCTGAACGCCAGCAGGGGCGCAACTGTCGGGAAGCCCACTTATCTCTTCATAACGGTCAATCAACTCCGTTACCGACCGGGGGTCGATTTCCAGCATAAGTGCGTCGCCGCGACCGTGAACTGCTGCCAGTGAAGGTGCAAATCCCGTCAGCAGCAGATCGTCTGCATCCCACGCAGGGCCGCGCGGAAGTAGCGCACCAAGCATCTGCCGGTACTGAGCTGTCATGTCCATGAAATAGCCCCTACTACGCCGACCTCACCTTTTGCAATCGACACATCGGCTGCCGGACTGACCAGCGTGTGGCTGTATTCACCCGTTGCGATACTGATTGCCTCACTGATGCGTGAAGGTTTAAGCACACCTTCTGGCACGCCATCGCGCAGCATCATTGATCGCAACTCAGCCTCAACGGCATATCGCACTTCCGGAGTATCGGGGTTAAGCCGTATATGAAAATCTACGACATGGGGCGTCGCAGCAAACACATAAATGTCAGCCCCGGCCACCGGTGCGCGCGGTTCAATATAAGACTGCACAGATGCTACTGTTGCAGCGTCAGGGATGGGATTCACCAGGTCGCTGTTGGCAACCATGACCCCAACCGTTCCCCGTCCGCTCCAGTGCCGGTATGCCCAGGCACGCGTTACGCCAGCCACTTCCTTAGCCCAGACTTCATAATCTCCGTCAGCACCGCCCTGTGGAGTCCAGTACCATCTCTCGATGACACGCGCCCGCCACACTTCAATATCTTCGATATCTGCGCCACCCTGAATGCTGTCCGCCTCGCCTGCTGAAGGCAGGCCGGTAATTGGGCTGACAAGTCGCATGGCCAGCCCGTCATCGGTGTTACTGACTTTTCCAGCTGTATCACTTGTTACCGGTACGCGCAGCACGCCCCCTGCTGACGTAGCCGCCGCGGTTGTGGTGAAGGACGTCAGGTCATCACGCTGAATCGTCACGCCAGCCTGGATAGGAATGCCGTTCGTGGCCACGTCCCAGCGCACGTATCCGGTTGCTGCCGTCGCTGCTTTTCGCGGACATCGCTTCATATTGGCGTGCCGCGTCAGCCAGTCCTCGTCTGCAAGGTCAGGCAGCAGGTTGCGGGCCAGATAATCTATATACCCGTAAACGGTGTGTACCGCTGCCGCCTGGACCCTCCCATACACCTCGGCGTCAGTTCTACGCAATACTGCCAGGGTTGAATCTGCAGCAAGGCGGGTCAGGATATCGTTGCGGACGGTGGTGATTAACTGAGGGAGTGTCGGGCGGGTAAATCCACTGTCAGCCATTAAGTTCACTCCATAAATCATCAAAGGAAAATGCCGTGCGGTTGCCGTCTTTCTGACTGATTACCACCGAGGCGCTTAGCGTATCAATGCCGGTTCGCTCGACCTTCACATCCACACGAACCGCCACGCCGTCATCCACCAGCCACTGCAAAGCCTGGCTGATATATTCGCGGGCTTTTAGTGGAGTTTTATTGGTAAGTTTCTGGCGGCTGAGGAGATAAAGGCGCGATCCAATACGATCATTCTGGACGGTCGGGAAGCTATCGCCCCACCAACCGTTATCCTGCTCCGGATTGTCGTCAGGCTCAGACTTTCTCCAGGAGAAAAACGAAATAATTACCGCTCGGGTAAGAGGGTCAGTCGGCAAGGTCACGTCACGCTGAATGCCGTTGATGACAATAATCATGACGCCTCCATTTTCTGCGTTGTCGCATCAGTAGTGCCGCCGCCATCGCCGTTCTCTTCATGCGTATGCCCGTTGTAGGTCACTCGCATTGCTGACATCGCCAGGCCGCCTGAGTCGCACCTATCTTTAATTTCACCAGTGGACTCGATGTCCATTTCGAATCGTGCCTTTGCCGCATTGGTAAAAGTAATTGGCTTTCCCGCGCCATTGACGATAATCCCTGCCCGGGTCAGCGTGACTGACTGCCCCTGATCGTCATACACCGCCACCTCACCGGACTTAAGATCTTTAATTCGGAAGCGACGATCAGAGACGACCAGCACCACACCGTGAGATCGGTCACCGTCAAAGTAGGCGGCCACGGCCTCTGCACCGGTAAGCGGCGCGGCGGTAAAACCGTAAGGCTCCATATGCTCGATATCGCTTTTTCCCTCACCTCCGGCCATCTCAATCTGAAGCATCTGGCATTTGGTTGCCGTGTTCAGCCCGCGAACGACCGCTCGCGCCAGCAGGTTTGACAGCGCACGGCCCATACCTGATATCGGGTTAGCCATCAGAAATCATCCTCTTCTTTCTTTTTATTACGCTTGCCAGGCTTCGCTGGTTCAGGAAGATAGGCATCCGGAGGCCCGACGCGGATTTCGGTCACGGTGCCGTTTTCATCCTGCTGATAGGTCACCTCAGCGATCACCATATGGCGATTGTTAAAACCAAGGATGGGATCGAAGACAATAATCTGCAGGTTAGGCAGCCAGAGTGAGCCGTCACCCTGTCGCCAGCCCTGCACGGTGTAGGTCACCTCATCGGTACGCGCTGCACGCTGGCGCATCTCAAATTCTGCGCGTGCGCTGCAGGTTGCCGTGGTGGCGTTGCCGGTCTGGCGGATAATCATCGGGCGGTAACGCTTCAGTCCGCCATCAATGGTTTTTGAGCGAATGGCCGTAGTGGTGGCCTCGCCAAAGTCGTCGTCGTTACCCTTACGCTGTCCGGACACCTGATAGTCGCTGAAACGGTCCCGAATGCTTTTTTCGGTGTCGCAGGAAAGAATGTTTTCACCCAACACCAGTGCTGTATGCGCCTGCTGGCTGCCGATGCCACCGATAACCAGATTGCCCTGCGCGTTGTCATACGCCAGCGCCTGCTGCAGTCCGAGCATCTTGTTCAGCACGTCCATGACCGTTTCGCCCTGGTCGGCCTGAATTCCCTGAAGCGCACCGGATGCGCCGCCCGCATCCACCACCGTAATGCTGAACGGCTTCGCCAGCTCTGCAGCCACCTGCGCCAGCGAACGACCGGCATATTGTGACGGCGTGGCTGAGCAGTCGATAAGGTCAGCAGTTTTGCTGCGCCCTGATATTCCCACGCTGATGCTACGTGCGTCATACCGGACCGGCGTCGCCTCAACGTAGCCGGTCAGCACTTTATCGGTGCCTATCAGCACTTCGACGAGGTCACCGTTTTTAATGCGGTTGCTGCGGTTTGCCTGGTCGGTGTCGCCCGGCCAGCTGCGGGTAATCTCAACGGTAAAGTCTCGGGCGATGCGCTCAATACCGGCCGCGATCCGGACCGAAGTCCAGCCGCCCCACTCCTGACCGTTCACCCGTAAAATAACTGTGTTGTTCATCGCACCGGCACCCTCAGTGACTGAACCGGCACGAAGCCGGGATGGCGGATGCCGTTACGCGCGGTAATATCACCAGCGCGGGAGGCTGAGTCGTACCAGTCGGCGGCCAGCACAAGTGCGGGCGTCACCTGTGAAGGTGTGCGCTCCGTCATGCGCTCGACCTGCTCAAGGCGTGCAGAGATATCGCGATTAACATCTGTTCGCACGGTGACCAGCGCCTGGTAAAGTCCGTCATCTGAAACGCGCTCCATCTCAAGGTCAATGGCCTCATTGAGACTGTCACGCACCTGCGCGAGATCATCCCAGGAAATGACGGTGCTGTTATCAAGAGAGGTAGTTACGCCGGAAGATGCGGAAACGGTGCCTGTCGCTGTGGTATCAATATCTGAAGCCGCACTGCCTGATTCAGTCCGTATGTTGCTGACGGCAGGATGCGATACCACGACCGGCTGCTGCGGGTCCTGCTGGCGCGTGACAGTCCGGTTTGCAGGCTGTGGCAGACTGGTGACCGTTGCGGCTGCCTCGCTGATGGCCGTGGTGCGTACCGCCTGCGCAACGTAATTGCGCTGCGTGGTCTGCGCCTGTGCTGTCTTACTGTCGGTTTTCCAGACACCGCGCGGGGCCAGACCCGAATCAATCGTGACACCGGTCAGCCCCTTAATCATCGACATCAGGTCAGAAGTGTTACCCGTCAGCCGCGTTCCGGCGCGCCACATGGTCTGCAACCGGTTAACAAAGCTCATGCCACTCGACGGCGGACTGAGCAGCACCGATAAATCGCCCTGCATCAGACGTGATGCGGCGCTGATACCAGAATCAACATACTGAAAGGCGCTGGTTACGGTGCTGAACATGCCTGCCGCCTCATCCAGCACTCCGTCCTGCAGGAAGTCCGGCAGGCCATCCATACCAAAGGCACCGAACGCCGATGAAATGGCATCGTCCAGGAATGAAACTGACGAGGTGAGTTTCTGTCCGGTTGCCAGTCCAGCGGTGGGGAAAGATAATTCACCGGACTCAACGAAGCTGAAGCTGACGCGGCACATACGCCCTTCGCTCTGTGAATGGCTGACGCGAACCGCATCATCTACTACCACGGTCATCTCGCCGTAGTAAGGATGAACCAGCGTACAGGAACCCGGCTTTTCAATAGCCTCAATCAGCCGGTTGCGCTGCTCAAAGAAATCATCGCCAATCAGATAGGCCTGAACGCTGAAGCGGCGAGTTGCCCGGCCTAAATCCTCCGCCCACGGTTTGTCGCGGTTCGGGTACTCATGCACCTGCACGCGACGCCCAAAGGTTGCTTCGTCGCTGTCCACCTTAAACGCGATGCCTCGCAGTGAGGCATCCTGCAGATTATCTTTCCAGCTCATGGCTTTCTCCGGGCGTAAAAAAACCCGCCGGAGCGGGTTATTGTTTTTTTCTACTGTTGAGTTGATCGGAGATCATCCTCGTTATGCAATAAGGAATAATAACCAGCGAAAGCCCTGCGAGATAAACGGGGATAAGGTCGGGGCTTTCAGCTGCACGATCTCCCATCATAATCAAAATATAAATTGCACCGAAGACTGCTAAAAGTATTGAAATCCCACGCACGAAAATCATAAACAATCACCATAAATAGGATAAGAAAACCCAGGTTAAGGCTTGTACTACTTTTTTCCTAGCTCTTATTGGCGCTGAAACGGTTGTAGCCAACATCATAACTAAGCCATGGAGTCGCGCTCCCTGCTGGAGTAGCAACGCGCATGCCAGGCGGCGCATTCTCAAAATTTACCTTAAGCTCGCCCGCTTGCGGGCGGCCTGCAGAAGATGCTCGTTCCAGTCCCACCTTTGGATCATAACGCCCTTCAGGTATTGGGTTGTCCATTCCCAGAATTTCACGCAGCCTCGGGAAAAATCCGTTATATCCCCGCTCCCGCTCCTGTGACTGCATGCGGTTAACCAGAAACTCACCCTTACTTACACCCTGCGCATTTGCCTGCTTGTCTAAATCCTGCAACTGCTTAAGAAGTGAGATTGCTATGCCAATCGTGATGGTCATCGCACCAAACCGGCTGATTGAGCCCAGCAAGCTAGAAAGCGAACTCGCAAGAGTTACGGCCTGCTGAAGTGAGCCAATCGTTTTAAGGGCGAAAGAACCGGCCATTACCGCACCGATGCCCTCAATAACGGTCTGCCAGCCCCCCATTTCCTGAGCGACATTATCTATCTCAGTCCAGACCTGCTTAACAATTGGCCCAACCTGATCCCAGTTGTTTATAATCAATAAGGCACCGGCAGCAAGCGCAGCGATAGCCAGCTTGGCGGGCGACAGATTCATTACGAAATTTAGTACTTTGAATGCCTGTGAGACAGTGCCTACTGCTGCACCTACAGCAATCAGTGAGATAGCAAATTTCGCAACCGATCTGACCAACTCTGGATTATCCCTGACAAACTTTTCTGTCTGCTTTAAATAAGGCATCAGCTCAACTACAGCCTGCTTGAGCTGTGGCGTAAGTGCATCGCCGAGCGCAAGGCTCACCGCTGTTATGCCATTCTGCATCAGCGTGAGTTTGTTTTCGGTAGTGTCTGCGCGGGAGTCATACTCCTTTTGCATTGAGCCAGCATACTGCTGTGCATCAGCAACCTTACCGAAGTTTTTGCGAAGCAGGTCGAGATTGTTAAGAAGCGGTGCAATAGCCTTTATCGACTCTCTCCCGAACAGCCATTCGAGCGCTTTTGACTTGCTTTCTTCAGGAAGATTTTTAATCCCTTCCAGCACCTTAAGCATGGTCGCTTTTGAGTCCTTCACCATGCCACTGGCAAGAGACTTAGGTGTCATCCCGATTTTTTTCAGGACCTTTTTTGCATTACCGGTATTGGCATTGGAGAGCGAAAGCATGAAGTTCTGAATGCCGGTACTGGCTACTTCAGACTGCACCCCCATTCCCGCAATGGTTGCACCCAGCGCGGCAAGATTACCCGTTGAAACGTGGTTGACTGCAGCAAGCGAGCCTACGCTGGTGACTATTTCAGAGATTTTAGCTGCGCTGGCAGGACCGGTATTACCGAGGTAGTTCACCTTGTCCGCCAGCCCGACAACATCTTTCTGCGTCATTTTGAAAGCGGTTCGCCAGGTCGCCATCATCTGACCGGACTCTTCCGCAGTCTGATCAAACGCAATACCCATTTTGGCCGCATCTTCTGCAAACCTGACAAGCTCACTTCGGGCGATGCCAGCCTGACCTGCTGCGGCAACAATCTGACCGATACCGTCTGCCGTGATCGGCAGTTTTGTTGACAGGTCAATAACGTCCTGGCTCATTTTTCTGAAAGCGTCAGCGTTATCCAGACCGTCAACGACCTTGCGGATATCAGCCATTGTTGATTCGAACTTAATGGCCTGATTTACAGGGATAGCCAGCGCACCCAGGATGGATGCGCCGATAGCAGTTGCTCCAACGGCCAGCGATGAGAATTCCTTCTGAAACCCCTTCAGCTGGCGCTGCATCCCTTTCATCGGGCCGGTGAGTTGGTCAACGGCTGTGATTATGGCCTTTAACTGGAAGCTGTCAGCCATTCTTTATTTCCTCGCTTATGCGCACTGCTTCTTCCTCAAGCTCCAGAAAATCGGAAAGAGCTGACCGCTTCAGTTCAAGAGGGTTTATTCGCCAGAAGTGAGCGACGTTGTAACATCGCTGCCGGAGATTTCTCCCGCTCCCGAGCCGGTAAAAAAACCCAGAATCGTCATTGAGGCTTTGAAAATATCAATCTTCGCCATCTGGCTGGCAGATGATCGCGGAATCCCGGCCAGTACCGGGATATAGCGCAGCGATACCGAGCTGTCGATTTTGATATTGCCTTCAGAGCCAATGGTAAAAGGAAAACCGACTTGCTCAATCTCATCGAAAGATGGCTCACGCAGCTCCAGCACATGAAGGGTTTCGCCATGTGCCGTAATAGGTTTTGAAAGTTGCAGTTCACTCACTGATAAAATCCTTCTGAGCCGTGGAATTCGAGGTCTACCGTACCCTCTTCCGCATTGTGGTTAGCTTCACCGAACTGGAAGGCCTCAGACAGCACGTAAACCATGCCGTTAGCCAGTTCGGCGGTGATGGTCATCTGGTCTGAGTCCATCAGTTTGGTGACCGGAAACGCCTTCGGAACTTTGAATGTGCCTTTGACGTAAGGCGCACGGTGCGTTTCTTTGTAATCCACGTCACCGGCCAGGCCGATCACGTCATCACGCACTTTGGTGTTCATCGGCACCTCAATGCCGCCGGTCAGCGACAGCTGCTGGCCGTCCACCTTGACGTATGCTGTACCCGCAATCTTTGCCATTACGCGGTCTCCTCGCTGTATTGCAGACGGAACTGATTAAGCAGCGCAAACACGCGCAGCTGGTTGACGTAATCCGGCGGGAAAAGCACATCTACGCGGGTTGGATCGCTCACGTTGCGCTCCACCATCAGATGCTGCTTGAAGAGATCGAAGTTCTCCACGATCCCGGCGCGCTCCATGGTGCGATAACTGGCGCACATCTCACCCTTTAGCACTGCAGGCGTAACAATGGCCTGTCCCGGACCGAAGCGCGTACCGTCATTCGCCAGCTTGTGGCGAGGGTACTTACTGGTAATGATGCTTTTCAGCTGACGGATAACGTAAGCGCTGGTATGCAGCGTTTCACTGTCCAGATAGCTGTTGTCCGCCACGCCATAGGCGTTTTTCTGATAGGTGGTAATATCGCGCTGAATGCGCAGCACGCCGCTCTCAGCGTAGGCCGTGGCAATACCGTGCTTCAGCAGCGACTGCTGCTCGGTCAGGGTAAAACGGCTGCCTGCAGGTGCCGGTAATGCGCCGTTCAGCTCACCGGTCTGGGTCGGTCGGGCCGGGTCATTGCGGATAAATACCGCGTTACGGGCGGTACGCAGCGCGACCAGCTCATCTGCTGCTGTCTGAACAGCAGGCTCATAACCGGCAACGGTAATATGCTGGTTGTTCATGGTGTCGCCGAAGGCCACCAGGTCGGAGAGCGCGCCGATTTTTGCGGTGTAGACGTGACCGTAAAGCTGACGTGCATAGCCCCAGCGTCCGGACGAATCGTTCATTTCCAGCGCCAGCGTCGCTAGCGAGGCGGAATCACTGAACGGCGTGCCGATGAAGTCAAACGGCTCATCGCCCATCGCGGCCACGGTTGCAGCCAGTGACGGTGAACCCGCACCGCCCGCCATCGCTTCAATCACAGCGTTAACCCCGTCAGGCGTAGTTTCGCTCCCCACGGTGCCGTAGTAGTTCAGCGCCAGAGGAATGCTGTTGCCGGTAAGCCCCTTGTGGCGAGCAGTGAGCGTCACCACACCAGCTGCTGCTGCTGCTGTCACGGGCAGGTCTGCGTTAGCGTTAATTGCGGCTGCAAGTGTGGCGGCCACTGCTGCAGGGGCATCGCCGGTTACCACAGCGGCCTGAACGCGTACCGCGCCAATATAAAGACTCAGCGAACCTGACGCCTGTGCGTTGCCGGTTAGCGTCACAGTTCCTTTGGCGGTTTCGCCATCAGGCTCAGTTACCGCGATAACCCACAGCTCACCAAATGGATCGACGGCACGATAGCGCGCCACCATACGTGCTAACTGGCTGCCACGACCTGCAACCTTACCCGCCAGTGCCGCTGACGGCATGATGGTGAGCTTATTTTTAACGATGGAGCTGTCGGCAGAGGCAAAGCCAATCAGCAGCGATGGGCCGCTATCTTGCGTGGTGTTCGCTTCGCTGTTGTCCATCTCCGCCCAGAACAACGGCACGCGGAGGTCTGACGGAATATTGGGGAACGAGACTGACATTATTCACCGCCCTTTTTCTTGGCGTCAGCTGCGGGCTTTTCTTCTTCCGCACTGACTTCTTCGACATCACCATCCGCAATGCGGCGGTGCCAGTAGCTGCTCTCTTCGACGTTCCGGCCTTCTGAAGGCAGCAGATCGCCCCGGACAGGGTCAGGAACTGACCGCCCGCGCTTAGGTCTGAGTTGCATGATTTACTCGCTGAGGTTGATTTTGGTGTGGTGTTCAATGATGCCGTCAGGCCCGTTACCCGGATCGATGTAGTCAACGTCGATTTCGACCGTTTTCAGCTCATCCAGAGCGTCAAGATCATCCTGCTGCCGCGTGTCCTCTTCGGTGATTTCCCGCGTCAGCATGAATTCAAACTGGTAGTAGAGTCGGCCCCGGTCCATATCCAGAAGCTGCCCGCCAGAATATGCGACGGGGCCAGCATCTTCATCCGGCTCCCAGCCCAAAAGTGCCTTCCAGATTTGCTGCCGCACATCATGCACGGCGTCATAACCTGCTGCCTGACCGCGCTCGTCGCGCGTATTGTCCAGCACTACGACAACCGCAAAGCCTTCGGTTACGTTCTGCCAGTAGTCAGTCAGGGACTTCTGCTCAGCGGTGACGTCTTCGGTCGGCACCACATACGCCGCCGGCAGCTTCATCTTCCCGGTTTCGGGGATAGACTTGAATTCAGCCGCCCCGGCTACGTTGCCAGCGAACATCGGACATCGCGCCCGGAGAGCGGCGATCACAAGTGATAGCTTCATTTCTTTTTCCTTTCAGGACGCAGGGAGGTACGCAGCGCACGGGTCAGCACATAACGCGTCCACGTTTTGCGCGCCTCCAGCACTTCGGTCATGTAGTTTTTACGCGGGGCAACCCGCCAGCCATTACCGCCGGATTTCCCTTTGTGATGGCTCTTTTTGCGCTTAGAACCACGCTTCACGCCGTAGAACAGAAACGCGGGGTAAAAGTCGCCCTCAATGAGTCGGTTACCCTCGCCCCGCTTCTGGTTTGGCGCGATGCGCACCATCAGGCCCGGACGGCTTTTTGATGCGCGGGGAACGTAATAGCCGATTGACCGTGCCAGCCTGCCAGTCCTGAATCCCGGATACTCATCCGGCGCGGAACGACCACGACGCATGACCAGACGCCTGGCATCACGCATGTGAACCTGACCAATCTGAATGAAGGCGCGGCGCATTTTTGCCCGGTTAAAAACGAGGTCTTTGGGCTGCTGAAAATCAACGTGCAGAAGCGGCTTAGCCATACATCTCTCCGTCGCTGTCCACAGCCCTCAACTCTTCGCACTCCAGCAACAGGTAACGACCGGCTGAGTTGAGGTCGCGCAGGCGCTTAACGCGATATACATAACCGCCGTAAACCACCTCAAAATCTGAAGTGATTCCCCGTCGATAACGGATGGTCATGTAGTGGGTTATGGTTTCGTCAGCCTGAACTGATTCATGATAGGTGGTAGCACCTACCTGCCGGACCTTCGCCCAGACGTCCGTTTCATTCTGATAGACCGGCTCTATGCCGTAATCCGCTGCGGCCTGGTCGATGCGCTGGCGCAGGTGAATACGCTTATTCAGCTCACCGGGATCGGGCAGCGTGTAAACGGCACTGGTATTTGATGAGCGTCGCTGCATGCTAATACCCCGACACCGGCAGACGCCGTGAATACAGCAGGAACTCAAACGCCTGCGGCGTCTCCGTCATTTCCAGCTCTGACACTGAGCTGCGGTGCTCATACCAGTGACTGACCAGCATCAGCAGTGCAAGCCGGATATCTTCGGTGATGACCATGCCGTCCGTATCAAGAGGCGCAACATCTGCCACCGTTTTATACAGATTGCGATTGAGGTAAGTCACCGCCTTTGCCTCGGCTGCCAGCGCAAAAAGCTCAAGCAGCCGATCCTCTTCCGTGAAGTCGCTATCAAGACGGCACTGCTGTTTAATTTCTTCGAGCGTCAGCAGCAT